TTGTAATACCAGTATATATTTTATTAATTTCTATATTATCTAATAATATACATATATCACTACAGTTATTATTGATGTTTAGACTTATTTTAATTTTTTTATTTTTTATATAATTAATTATATTTTGGTCTGAAATACTTATATTATAATTTAACCATCTAGAATTAAATGAATTTTCTGGTATTGAAGCCACAAAGTCTACGTCTGATAACCCTGACTCTAAGAATAATGATTGTGTTAAATTTAATATAATAGATTCACAATAAAACACATTATTAGCCGTTGTTGATAGTATTAATGGTGTGCATCCTGATATAATTTCAGTGCTATCACCGCAAACATAAAAACCACTATTTGTATGTGTTGTTAAATATGTATATAGATTACCACTCCCTATTTCTGGAAATAAATTACTAGAATAAATTGTCTCTATTGTGTTTCCAGATGTAACCACATCTAAATTAAATGATATATCTAAACTTTCAAAAATATCTATAGGTCTATTACATCCGAATGAGTTTGGTTGTTGGTTTAATTTGGCTAGAATTGTTTCACATTTTAGTTTAAATAAATAATCAAAACTGATATCTAAATTATATGTGTTTATGTCATCAACAATAAATATAGCACCATCGTTACCGTTTGGGTTTAGAGTTACTTTTATTGGTTCCGTTAAACAAGAATTATCAGTACTATTTGTCCATTTACATATTTGGGTGTTAATATCAAATGTATACCCAGATTTAAGTGATTCACAACAAATTTTAGTAAGCACATATGGTAGAAGTATTCCAGAATTATTTATAAATACAGATACTGAATCATCAATGTTTTCATTAACTAACCCACCACTATTTATTATAGTATCATAATTTAAACAACTCATTCTTTTATTTTTATATAAATATTCATTTTTATTTTATTTTAACAACTTACTATTTCAGCTATCTGACCACTATTATCTATTCTATATGAGACCCCATCAATACCTAACTGATACCACAAATTACCACTACCAAATAGTAATGTTAAATCTGGGTTTAAATACATTTGAACCCCTAAATCTAATATATTCACATTAGCGTATAATGTTAATGGAAAACTAACTTGAGTACAGGCTAGGCCAGATGATGAACGACCAGGACTTGAGAATAAAAACCCAAAAGGTAATGATGGTACACATGTTGTGTTATTATAATTTGGTGTGAATACTATTGGTGAACCGCCACTTATTTTTGTGACACTATTTTCAACAACACACAACCCAGTTGGGAAATCTAAATCTGATGTAATGTCATAATATGCCTCAGCACCGCCATTACCAGGTAAATTAATGAACGTATGTTGCGTGTATTCTACGTCTCCACAAATAATATACTGTAGTACGAAATCATCACTACCTTTATATGTGAATCCTAGTAATTCGTAACAAACAACAGGACCTATAACTGGCACGCTTACTATTGCTGTATCACAATTACTTGGGTTGGCTATTTCACATATCTGATAAATTAAATTATACGTGCCTGGTGTTGTTCCGCTTGCAACGTTAACAGAACCAGTTAATGTGTTAAGTGTTACACCAGTACTTGTTGATGATATTTGTGATAGAGTTACATTACCTGTTGTTGCTGGCATACTATTAAGTGTATCGTTATTTAATACGTTAGTTATTGATACACCACCTGTGGCTCCAGTAACTACATTTCCAGATTCATCAACAGCATTTATATTATGATTTAATATTGAACCACTCACGATTGCTATATCACAATTGCTTGGGTTGGCTATTTCACATATTTGATACGATATGGTATAATCACCTACACTATAACTATCTATATTAACAGACCCGTCTAATACATTTATATTAGCTTTAGGGTTTGTTGTGCTTGTTTGTGTAAGTGTTACTGAACTTAAAGTAGCTGTTATTCCGTTTAATGTGTCATTAGCTAAAACATTCGCTAAAGCTTGTCCACCAGTAGTACCACTTACTGGTGCTCCTATGTCGTTAATTGCATCAATAATATAATTAGTATTTATAGGTATTATATTACAAAAATATCCAGAATTTACAACTGTATCATTTTCTATTGTTTCATGTAAAATTGGTGAACCACCTATATATGTACAACATTCTACTGAGGTATAATTAGTAATATATGGTACTGGTAACCCATTAGACGTAAATATTGTACCGTCTGGATTATATTGATAATATTCAAAAACAAAAACACCATTTGTTTGGTCCTCATAGTTTCTAATTAATTTATCACCACAAACACTTGGTGTTGTAGATATTGCATCCTTATTCTTAATACATAGACTCATTATTTTATCGACAGAACCTGTATTACAACCACAATTATTACTTATCTCACTAGGTAATGGGTCTATTTCAACAGTTGCACTAAATTCAAAACATGTAGAAATATTATGACCGCTTATACTAGTGAAGACAACAGAATCGATGGTTGACAATTCTGTTGAATTGTCAAACGTACCTGATTGGTTATTTACGTATACATTATCTGAAAATATTGTCGTTGTTTCAGAACTTATTGTTACGGCTGAAAAATTAGGTATTAATTCTTTAAATTGGTTTATGTATTTAAAACCACCATCATAAGGACCTAAATGTGGGTTATTTCCAGTTAAAATGTCAATAGTTGAGTTGGCCCCACCTGTTTCTCTATACCATAAACCGTTACCTTGAAAATACATTTCATCTGTATCTGGTAATGGGTTTGGGTAACCATCACTATCCACAGGATATGTCGTTAAGTCAGTGTTTAACCCATTTAATTCCAGTATTTGTGAAAATTGTATCATATCTATTGGTTTGTCCGCAATATAAACATATTCATTAAAATTAACTAAACCTTGCGGAACACCTATAAACCTAAGAAGGAATTCAATTGATTTTCTAGCCCCTTTAGATTTCCATATCCAAGGAGTATTAAGTATTATCCTTCTCCATAGTTCTATATCAGCCTCTACTGGTGTTAACCCAACACTTTCACCACTATATGTTGATTTTGAAGGTTTAATATAATTTGCCAATAAATCATTTTCACTGACTGATGAAATAATACCCCACCCTAGAACATTTGCTAAATTTTTTAAATATTTGTCTGGAGTATTGGCTTGTTTATTGTAAGTAACAACATTTGCTAATGCTATTCCACTAATAAAATTATTAATATCATCAAATGCTCTACCGTAAACGTGAAGCGTTTTATTCATTTTCTGACCAGTGGTATCTGCATCATAATCACTTACATGCACTGGTGTTGTGTCAAAATCAGATATGGATTCTGTAACTAAAAACCTATTCATTAAATCACTAGCATATAAATCATTATTACTAGAAATTTCTAATAATTGGGTGACATAATCTATATATGTTGTTGTATCAAAATCAATATTATAACCATCAGATACTGGCCAAGTTAAAGATTTGCTAACATATAAAATATCGCCAGCATCTGATTTAATTGGAAATTTAAAAACAGCCGTATATAATGGTATTATGTTTCTAGATAATAAGTAATATTCGAAATCTGGTAATGCATTAAAGAAAGCGTCTTTAAATAAATTACTTGGTTTTATATGATAGTTAATTCTAGCACTAGTTAAACCTGAAAATACATTTCCTTTAACTGTGAAATATATGTAGTCATTAACCAACTCTGTTGAACCTGTAAAATTAATGACAGGATATTCTGTTTCATTTAAAAATATCACATATGAATTATAATTTACTGTTAGATTTCTAATGTCATTAGTTGCATTATACGTATCTAATATTGTTCCGTTTGTTAAATAATTTATTTTAAATTTATTTGTTATATAGTTAGTATCAACTTTAAATGTTGAAATTTCCGTTATTTCATCATATGTATAGTCTTCATAAGTGTTACCGTTAATAATTTGACCCGAACTTGTTTGAGATATCGGTGTTAATAATAATGATGCTGGCCATTTAGTGATAATATTTTCAAGTGATACTCTTACAAACTCTGTGAGTGAACCAAATAATGCATAGTTGTTTAAATTTGTTTTATCTAAATTAAGTAATGTATTTGTATTATCAAATAAAAGTGTTTTTGTTTGATTTACAGTTAAATTTAAATCAGTTAATGAAACAAAATTTGAAAAACTATTTGTGATGAATGTTTTGTCATTTTTTGGGTCCATATTGGTTGTAATAGCAAAATTACCCATTGTAAACAACAAAGCACTGCTATTACTGGTTGTTTGTAAACCAACCAAATCTGGGGTAAAATTACGATACTCTATTCCGTTACCAAAAAAATCTCTCTTTGCATAACCAACTACTTTTACTTTATCACTCATTTTATAACGTTAAATTGTAGTTATGTTAGTAAATGTTTTATTGAAATCAATACTAGCTCGTTCTTGGCGTATCTCAAATAATGGTTTACCAGTATATTTATCTTTTATTTCGTATAAATCGTATTGTTTGTAAATATCATTATTAAAGTTATATATAGTATATATACCGTCATCAAGTGATTTAGTTTGGTTACCTAACATAGCATATGCTAATGTCTCAACATCGTGTTGAACCATTTCTATCTCTAACATAATAGGATTAACAAACGTATTTGTTATAATAACTTTTTGGTTTGGTTGCCCTATAAAAGGTACCGCATTTGGTTTAACATTAGACGCAGAACTTGGTGATAATGTGCAAAAACTAAGCGTTGAGTTATCGTTAAATCTATAACGAATTGCTTTTTGGTTTGTATTCGTTAAATTTTGGTTAACTGGTTCGGCTCTATTATTTGATGTTATCACTTTAAAAAAATTATTTATTTTAGCATCGTTAGCTGACGAATTAGTATCTAAATATTCGATTCTATAACCAATTAATCCATTGTTTTCAAATTTATTAGTAAAATTATCTGGCACGGTAGAAATGTCAAAAACCAACCCTTTTATATCTGGAAATGCTGATAGTGTGCCACAATCGATAATTGTAGTTCTTATTTCTACTGGTTTTATTATAATCGTGTAAAAACCTTTTACACCAAAAGTAGCGACTGGTAATTTAAGGGTATACATACCGCCAAATAATTCAGTCCCTAATACACCAGATTGGTCTTTATTTGGATTGTCTACTTTTATCAATACTTCATTTGAATCCA